AACAATCCACGTATCTCCCCCATACTTCATATATGGGATATCCTCTGATTGGGCGAGGGGTGCGAAAGTCCACCCCCGCCACTCAAACCGTCTCATTACGCGGTATGACTGATACATATGCTCCTTATTATGCTACTAGGTCCAGGTACATGTAACCATGAACCGTGGATATAATCTTGACATCAACATGGGTTAGGATTCGCAGAATTAACGCCCTGGTCTGATCTTCATTGTATCTCTGCATGGCCCAAGGTATGTTACCGATCTCGTCCCACATGAACGTATACGCGCCGTTGGCTACACCTAAAGCGGGTTGATTGCGAACCAGAAATAGACCGTTATCGGTCCAAATGTCAGCACCGGCAAAAGTCTGTCCCTCAGCGGCGGTGTTCTCAATGCTGTCACCGACCACAATCTCGTCAATTTCAAGTACAGCAGCTACCAGATCGGTAGTCATGGTACCAGCGCTGGAGTACTTGTACTTATTGATAATGTCAGGATGCTCTTTGAGCTTCTGCCAGCCGGTCTCACCAATAAATAAGGTATTGGGCTTTGTTCCGGTAGCTCGCCTAATAGCGTCCTTGGCGGTGTTAGCGTTAGCGATAGGATCGGAGTTGTCGTAGTCACTCCACTGATCGGTCCCGGTGAGGGTGGTAGATGTACCCCAGACGCCAGTGATGAAGCATGCAGCAGCTACCCGTTTCTCTAGCTCGATCTGCATTTTGTGAGTCAGGAAATTTGTACCTGTCAGTTCAAGGTCTTCTGGTAACTGTGAGCTATTCTTGGTCACGTCACCTACAGGATGCTCGAACCCGATTTCATTGGTGCTGTATGTGCCAGACCCTACCCCGTATCCTATCCTGGTATACGGCCCGGTAGCAGCTCGTTCTACACCGGTCGGCCGGGTGAACCAATAGTCACGTGTGTATATAGGATAGGTTCCTGTGTGGGTCTTTTGTCCCGAAGATGGAGCGATCTTATCCCATAAGAAACGCTCATTCTTATACCCCAGACTGAGATTAGTCAGTACTGGGTCTACTAGTGTTACATCGTTTCTGGTCGGTAATCCCATTTATCTACTCTCCTCCTTGTTTACCTGATTATTCCAATCCCACAATCTGCGCGGGTTTGATAAGTACTAGCCTGATATCACCACTAACACCACTCTCTAGAGCAGTAGCGATATGGTGTAAGTCTGCGCCATCCTGAGCAGTTACCTCTGCATCCGCGATGAGTGCGCCATCGTTATCACATGCAAGATCATTCCATCGGGTCACAGTCCCACCATAGACTGCCTTGGCAACCCCTGAAACTGCAACGTCAGCAGCTTGCCCACTAGTGGGATCGTTTTGCAGAATTCCAACAGGCTTTTCAGCGTTGGCGTTTGTCATTGCCTTGACTTCTCTGTCGCCTGAGGTGTCGCCTTGTACGGCATAGTACTGCTTTGCACTCAAGTCTGCCCCAGCAATTAGCCCTGGTACTCCAACATAATTTGCCATATTATTGTGCCTCCCTAGTTCTCTGCATGTATGCAATGAAATCGCTGCGACGATTCTGTGAAAAATGAGCCATGGCTTTGGCCTTGGTGGTATTGTTATCCTTGGCCCATTGATCCATCTCTGTATCTAGTGGGTCTTGAGGATTGATTATCCGGGACTTACCATGGTTGACCAGAATCCCGCTATTTACCACGGCCTCGTTAGCCTTGGTGTACCGAGCCACTGATTTGTCAGCCATCTCTAAGCCGAGTTTCTCCTCGATATCGGTCAGCTCAGCAGCTATCTCATCAGGTGTACCATCAAGCCCCACCCAATCAGCAGCAGCCGTTTGATACTTGGTTAATACTTGAGTATGCTTCAGTTCTGTATTCTCTTTTTCTAGTGCATCCACACGGGCCACTAGACTGTCGCTAAGTTCTTGACTCATAGGCATCTGTGATCCCTCCTCTCCTTCTCCGCCTTCACCTTCTGCTCCTTGATCCTTGAGCCCCTTGATGGCTCGCAGAACATCGCCGAGGGTTGCTGATTCGTCTAGGCCGAGCTCGATAGCTATAGATGTCATCTCGGGACCCAGTACACCCTCTTGGTGATTGGCTGTAATTGTCTCTGCCATACCTTCCTCCTGCTCATTATTATTATTCTCGGCATGCTGCCGAGTGATACCCTTAAAATTGTTTACCATCTGTTGCCATAGTGCCCTGAATATCTTAGAGCCGCGCTTGTTTCTGATCAGCTCCTCTACTCGGTTACTGATATCCGCAAACTCAGCTTCCAATACTTCCGGTGTGATCTTGTTGTCTACCAAGGCGAACCTGATTGTCGTCCCTTTTTGTTTACCACCACCAAAGATTTTGGCGTTGTTTAACTGAGCTAAGGAGGTAACCGCTGGGTCTTCTACACCGAGCAACGCAACGCCCGATAGAATTTTGCTTCCATCATGCCCCAGATCGATCTCAGAGCTTACCGCATTGAACTGCCCCCCTTCTATCAGGTCAGTGATCGCCTCGGGAACACCCATAAAGTCAGCTACAAGCTTATCCCCAATAAAGGCCAATTGGGAAACATATCCGAGGGCAATTTGACCTTGTCCATTCTCGTCACCCATGGCTAGCTCTACAGGGATACCAAGAGCATTGGCAATTCTGATATTGAAGTCGTCCTCAGTGTGTCCAACCTTTAATGATACTCGCGGGTCTTCACTGTTAGAGTACGCCTCAACCATCTCTTTAAGATCGTCAGCAGTCCAATCGTAGGTATTGCCTTCGCTATCAGTCCACTCACCAACGGCGAACACCTCAACCTCTTGTACTGTCTTGGTGGTCGGGGTTTTAAACCCTGATGTTATCTGCATATCCACAACCCTCCATTATACATTAATATACCCCGCGTGTCCATTCCCCGTTACGAAAAACCTTAAGGTGACATCGACAATTACCACGGCATGTAGTTTGACCCGCTGGAACAGTTGGTAGATGGTCCCAACTCTCGTATTCACCCGCTAGTGTTGTGCACCCATATGTACCACCAGCGTCCATACAATGATCTGCTCCGGGCTCAAGGACCCAGAGAATAGGCTCAGGGCTTAACCCCTCGTGTTGTCTTGTCTGTTCCTTGTCCTTGCCAAGATGTCGCTGAACCTCGAATATCATAGCCCAGTACCCACCAGCATATGACGCTGGCATACTGCGGATACCCATAACTCCGGTTCTCAAAGCTTTGGAATCCCGCATGCCTCCCCGGCTGGCCAGGTCTCCGAGCTTGGACCTTATCCCAGGGATCAGTGAGCCTTTCACCAGGGTGTCGGATTCCAGTTGTTTGCGAATGATCTCGCTAGTCACGGATGGAAGTAGAGGCCCCCCAGACTTCAGTGAGAGGTTCGCCGCGCCGGTGACCCCGCCCCTGCATATCCTAGCCATTGTCGCCTCAAGCTCGGGCAGCGCTAGATCGACCATCATCATGATTTCAGAATCAGTTGCGCCACGAGCTACCAGGGCTTCGATAGCCTTGCGTAATCCAATGCCCCACCGATCAAAAGCCCTTGTGAGTTTGCGCTGGTGTGCATTCGTCGCACGCTCCCATGCGCCCGAGCCATGGCGTAGATCGTCACCGCTCACTATATCAGCATAGCGTCGTGTTGTCATTAGTCGTCGTTCTCGTGTAGTATTGCAACAGCGTCATTGAGCCGGATAGAGGCATACATGAGCTTAGTCCAAATGTAGTTATTACCCTTCACCAGGTCCAGGACCTCATCAATAGTCTCATCCGCTTGACTGATCTCTTTCTGACACGCTAGTATCTGCCCGTTATACATCTCATCAACCCCACAACCCGCCGCCACTCGGCTCAGGTTCTCTATTCCCTTCTCCCTCCCCTTCTGGGAGGTCTGGTAGGTCCATCATCGCACGTGCTCGTTCCTCGTCCTCACGGATCGGTGTGATCAGTTGACTGGTAACACCAGTAGAGTACGCATCAATAAATTTCTTGACATCAACAGCACCCGGATCGTGCCATGTAATCTCCGGTAGTTGGGTCATCCCTGCGAAGTGGTTGTAGTGGAACAGTAGAGGCACTAGTTGAAAGTTCCACGCTTCGAGCAGACACTGTTGTACCGATCTGATACCAACCGAGAAGAAGTCTTGAGACCCTTCTACTAGGGCCTGAGTACCAACGTTGCTCATACCCAACTCAAGAAACTGAGCAAAGAACCGCATAAGAATTTCCTTCTTCTTGCGCTCGATCACCAATCCAATGTCATACGCCTTTGAGCTGCTAGCATAAGGGGTAAGCTTGACCCCAGCAGGAAGTCGTATATACGCGCATTCATCATTTCGTAGGCTCTCTAGCGTCTCGTCCAATTTTGTGAGGTCAGGGTCCTGGAGATATACGTTCTCCGGCATTTCCGCAACAGGCATACCACCAATATCCCGCTCGATGCCTATCCCTTCTAGGTTCTCAAGGTCCTTCAGAAATCGGTATGATCGGTAGAGAGACCGTAGTAGGCTTTTCCCTTGTGGGTTACCCTTTCGGCCACGGTAGGCAATATGCACACATTTGTCTATTGGGATAGTGAACATACCAGAGTCAGATTGTACAAACGCGGTCAGCTCGTCATCCTCTGACTTATCGTCCTTATCATCTTCATCCTTACCATATTTCCACTGGTGCAATGTTTCCTGTCCACGTGGGTCTATGTTCTTGATCCACAGTTTACCGTCCTTGTGCTTCTTCAAGGTGACCTCACCGATAGCCCACCCGAAGTCAAGAGCGGACAGACAGTCCTCAACGTGTGACCTCCATGATTGCTTATTCATTCCATTCAGGTTGTCCCACAAGAACCTGGCCGCCTTCTCGTCTCCCGGCTTATCGCCCCCTGGTACCACGTCAAAATCGGCTGCAAGTAGAGGAAGCTTGATAGCGTCTAACAGTGTCCCGATGGTCGCGTTGTCCCGCATCTCTAGATACATCTTACACTCGCGATTCCAGGATTTGAGGTTGCCTTGATACTCCTCATTGATTTGGCCCATCTGGCGCTTGAGCCCCTTGGTACCAATCGAAGAGGTAATTTTAGTAGTAGTCTTTTTTGCCATATCCTCCCTCACCTACTCTCTGGGACTTGCGTCCGGTCGATATCCCGTCTGAGTTGATCGTGCTCCTTAGGTAAAGCATCCCCCCGGAAAATGCATCAACCTTATCATTATACTTCCCAGCAGGGAAATGTGCAAGCTCCTCCCTGAACTCGTCCAACCAATGGGCCGACTGAGGTAGGAACACACGCTTGGCCTCGACGATACCCGAGATTGCTTTCGCCCTTGCTTCCTTATCCCCGTGGGGGGTGACCCCTATCACCGGAAAATCAAGTTCGCGCTTGAGTTCCTGTATGAGTGAGTGACCCGACACTTTCTTTTCAACCACTACTAAAAAGGGATGGTGAATATAATATAAGGTATGGGCCATATCCCTCAGCTCTGGATACTCGATGTGCTTAGCCCAACAATCCAATACGTAATAGTTGTTACCGGATACCCCTATTGTCACACATGAGGATCGGCTATTATTCTCACCCTTTTCAAGGGCTGTGTCCCAAAACTGTATGATCCGTTGTACACTTGGAGTATCGGTATAGTACTGCCACCACTCTCGTTTGAATATTTCGCCCTCCTCTGCCGCTGGCTCCTGCTGATACAATGCGCTGAACGAGCGGGGGTCAAGTGCCTGTATTGCCCTCAGGTCCTCTATCGGATACCGTCCAGGCCACAAGGCCTCGCCTTTCTCATTGATCGCTGGGAGTTTAAGCACAGTCCACTGGTCATTGTTCGAGTTACTTTCCGCTGATCTTAACAACCGCCCGGCCAGATCATCCTCATGCCAGTGTGTCATGATCAGTACTATCCGCGCTCCAGGTTGTAATCTGATTCTGGCCACCATCGTGTACCATCGCCAAATACGATCACGGTAGTTTGCGCTATACGCCTGTAATGCATCCTTAACCGGATCATCAATAAGAAACAGATCAGCACCCTCTCCTGTGATACCCCCACAAATACCAGCGGCAATATATGATGGCCTGTGATTAACCTTGCCCTCGATCTGCCAGCGCAATGCACCAGATCGGGACAGTGTCGTAGGCCAGAGACGCTGATAGGATGGCTGTTCGATCACTGTGCGGCATGCAAGGGAGTTGGTATAGGCTAGGTTCTCACTGTGGGATGCAGCAATGATCTGGTCCTGTGGATTGTGCCCGAGGTAGTAGCCCGGAAAGCGCACTGATGCCAACTCAGTCTTGCCATGGCGCGGGGGTAGCATGATGATCAAGCGATTGATGTCCCTGCGCTCGATAGCCTCAAGGTACTCAGCTACCTTGATAAGATGAGGCGCGGGGTCATAATCCGGGAGGGTGTACTGTGCATATCCGATAAGGCCACGGCGTGCGTTGCGTCTGTTGAGGAGTTCTTGAGCTGCGTCGGCTGCGTTAATCATTAACTTGATCCCTATGGTCTAGGGCGATACCCAGACCGCAAGGATTAAGAAAAATGCAACTTTTCACATACATCTTTATACGCGGCTCGAATCCCTGCATTCCTTCCCTTAATATAGGCCTCGTGCTGGGCGTTTTTCAGTGCCTTGGCCTTCCCTTCTTTGTATCCCTGGCTGTACCCTTTGCCGTATGCTTTATTGTATGCTTCTTTTACTGCATTTACCAATTCTCTCGTTTGCTTCATATCTATCTCCCTACTGTCCCGCCGTCGTCGCCGTCAAGATAATTGTAAAACGACTCCATGTCTGACAGCCGATCTTCCAAGCGTTGTACTATCCGAGCCTTGGTGTCTTCAGTCACTTCGTCGCCGTACATGTCGTGGACGGTCTTGGTCACCATCCCGACAATATACCCAATACTGCTCTCATTACCATCTAAGCTTGCCATCAACAGTACAAAAGCCGTATCCTCTATTACAGTCGCTACCTGATCCGCTCTCATTTGTTTCATAGTGTACCCTCCTTTTACTCTCTGTCTATCAAACATAAGTAAGTCTATAATTCAAAGGGTAGTGGTGAAAGCGAAGCACTTGAGCGTAAGCTGGTTTGCCAGCATCCCAGTACACAATTGCCCATACGAAAGTTTCATCAAGTAACTCATGCTTTAAGTAACTACGTCTCGGACTACCATCTGAAAACCAGTGCGTATGTATCATTTCGTCCATACTACATTCAATACTACGAGCTTCATGATCTACTTTCATAGTGTACCCTCCTTAATCAACCTTCTCAGGATCGATACCCAAGCCGCAAGGATTAAGCCAAGGGCCTATCCCAACATAAATCCCAGTACCCTATCCCGGAAACAAAAGGAGGAGTAGAAGGGCTATACATAATACCAGTATCAGGTATCCTGTCCCATTCCCCTATTACGCCGTTAGAAATGAATACAGAATCAGATGGTATCTCGGAGATGGGTAGATACCACTTCCGTCCGTCATCAAAGTTACTAACTTCGATGAGTCTACCGCTGTGTAATTCTTCCCATATAGAGGAACTACCCCATCTACTTTCTGTTCTCTTTTGATATCTCATTCCTTACCCTCCTTATTAATTACCGGGGCGCCCCCAGTTTCACCCTCGCTCGGCATTGCGCTTGCGCCAGGACCTGAAGGCACCCCTTATATCACCTAGTCCCTTTCACTTACCCTCTCGCCATTCTCATTGTGAATTCGAGAATTGTACCATTTGGCAGATTGGCCATGATTCCGTAGTTTGTCCTGGCATTTTTCGGCTGCGGCATATGTACGATGTAGGTGGCCACATCCAATTCCTTCGTAGCTATTAGTTTTTTCATTTCTGGCTCCGGTTTCTGCAACTACTGTATATTTCATATCCAAACCTCCCTTAATCAACCTTATGAGTATATCATAACATAGGAAGGTAACAAGTCGGGGTAATGGTATGAACACAGAGATAACTTATAGGAAGGGTCCGGTAAATCAATCATCATGCTTCTTGTGCTTCGGTTGCTTCTTCGGTTTGTAGTTGCCCCTGATCATCAGGAGCAGCTCTTCGTCCGTACACTCCTCAGCACTGCGCTTACCCAGGTCAGGGGTCTTCATCTCTTGCCGATCCATCTGTTCGAGGTACTGCTTACCGAGCCATTTGAGCATGTCGGTGTTACCCCTCTTGGCCCTATCCCACTGCCATTGGCGTAGGTCCCGGCACCCCTTAGCTAGGGCCTCGGCTCTTATGCCGACGAATGTTTTGTCCCGGAGCAGCGACTCCTCATTAACCTGCAAGATATGAGAGATTTCCACCATCGTGCACTGTATCTCTGACAGCTCACGGGTGAGCTTATAATCAATAATCTTCTTAGGTCTCCCCGCCTTTCGCTTGGGCGTCTGAGACTGGACGGCACCATCCTTGACATCCTCATATTTGGGTAAGTCTTTTGGTTTCCTTCTGCTCATGCTACAAACATATCACAAACCAACGTAAAAGTCAATATAATGTCACGCATATTGACCAATTATACATCGTTTATTGTCCGATAAATTGACCAATGTCAGGTACACTATAGGCTGATGTGATCACAGGAGGGTGGAATGATATGGAATACTTGGCATGAATTGATGTTTGCGGCAGATATGAGTTACTACTTTGGATCAGATTGCGCTATCTATGGAGAGGTACATGAGGCTGACCATTACGTTGAGATGATGGAGTATTCGAGAATAAAAGGGGAAGGAATCTTAACCTCTTGCCGCTCCAACTGTTCAAGAGATTGGGAGCTATAGGAGATATGAATTGACCATATATGTGGATGGGTATTCGATTGAAGTAGAGCAAGGGGATGCGGTGCAAGTCCACGGTACACATTATTACGACTCTGTAAGAAACTCGATGGATGTCACCTCGATAGAGGTGCTCCGTGTGGATTGTAATGGACTATGGCAGGTGGTATCACATCGTGAGTGTGGAAGGAGGTAGGGTATGGGATGGAATAGTTACATAGAAAAGGCGTTCTCAACAGCCAGAATCGACTACTCTAATTGCGAGTGTTATATGTTTAAAGAGCCATATGAGGTAGAAGAATGTGCTTAGACAGCTTGTCGTATGAGGCAAGAGAAATAGATGTGTTACATGGGGTGATGATTCTGCATAGGAAGTATCTATTACCTGTATGCCGCAAAGCTATGCCAATTGATATGGCCGGTTGGCAGTACGCAAGAAAAGAACTACTATCTGTTAGAAGGGGTTATGATAGGTACTATTCAGGGTTCCACTTATATGAGAGTCTGGAAGATGCTATCGCTTATGGACACAAAACAGCAAATGGCGATTTCCTGGTCATAACCCATGAGGTACAAGACATTATTGTACAAGGGATAGATTGTCGTAAACACGTCACTGTCGTCGGAGCACGCAAGCCCTTATGGATCGCGTATGATAGTCGGAAGGATCGGAGGTAGAACCATGGTAGAGTTTGAGGAAGCGAAGCAACTGGCCAATAACAGTATAGCTCGATCATTACG